GTGATCACCGTGGCCGCCGTCGTGCTCTTCGCGCTCGGCATGTGGCAGCTCCCGCTCATCGATCGCGAGCTCCGAGAGGCGATGGACCGTGACGACGACTGACCCGGCACAGCACCATGTCGAAGTGGCTGCGCAGTCGCTGGTGGACGCCTCCAAGTTCACGCCCGAAGACCAGGCCCGCGCATCGTTCCTCGCGGAAGCGCAGGTGCACGCCACGCTCGCCTTGGTCGAAGAGCAGCGCACGGCGAACCTCGTGGCGACACGCAGCCTGTTCACCCTCACCGACGAGCAACGAGTCCGGCTCGCCGTGCGCCTCGGGTTGGCGTGATGGCTTGTCGAAGGGTGCACGCGAGTGGGCGTGGGAGCAGGAAGACCTCACCACGCTCCAGAAATTCGTCCTCGTCACCATCGGTGACCACTTCAACGACCGGACCCACTACGCGTGGCCGTCGCAAACGACCATCGCCGGCAAGGTCAGCGCCACCCGCGAGGGCGTGAACCGGGCCATCAAGCACCTGGCCTACGGCGTCGGCCTCATCGAGGTTGAAGACCACTACGACCCTCGCTCCAACCAGCAGAAGTCGTCCCGCTACTACCTCCCCGACTACGACCCCAAGTCCAGGGCTCCAAGTCGCGTCCGCTTCACCGATGGCCCTGTGGATAACTCCGAGGGCCAGTGACCTCAGGTCACACCCCCTGTGACCTCAGATCACACCGGTGTGACCACGGATCACACCCCCAGTGACCTCTCGTCACACCTAGGTGTGATCCCCGGTGACAGCGGGTGTGACCGCAGATCACACGAACAGAGTCTTAACAGGCAGGAACAGAGATGGAACAGAAAAATCCGGAACAGCGCCAGTGCCTCGCGACGAGCCGCACAGGCAAGGCCGCCACGCATCACCGCTGCCGCCTCCCCGAGCGTCACACGGGAGAGCACCTGTGCGTGGTCAACGGCTGCACTGCGGGGTGGCGCTCATGAGTCACGGCGCCTTCCACATGTGGTCCAACCTCGTGCGCCGGCAGTGCCGCGCTGACTTCGAGGTGCACCAGCTCAACGCCTACCAGCACGCCGCCGAGGCGTGCCGCGGCCGACTGCTCAACCGTCGAGGGATGGAAGCCGGCGTCTCGTCGCTCTCGCTCTTCGAAGGCCAGGAGGCTCGCGCCGTCGCCTACGCCAGTGAAGAGCTCATCGACCACTGGCGCATCAACCCCCGACCCACCTTTCAGAGCTTCGAACACGTCTGGTTCGCAGCCTTCATGAACGAACGAGGTATCCACGCATGAACAGCACCGCACTCACCGAGCTCCTGGCCGACGCCGCCGACAAGCTGCACCTGCCAAAGACCGAGGACAACACCCTCGACCTCGACCCCATGAGCGATGAGGCCGTGTACCTGCTCGCGCTCTACGCCGAGCAGGAAGAGCAGGCCCGCCTCGCCGCCCTCGCGACCAAGGACCGCGGCCGCGTCACCAAGCTCCTGGCCGACCTGTGCCCGGACGGCGCCACCATCACCATCGGCGGCGAAGAGCTCTTCAGCCGCCGCATCGACACCACGCGCGCCATCAACGTCAAGACCCTGAAGGCCGAGTTCCCCGACGAGCCCGCCAACGCCGAGTTCTGGACCACCAACATCGTGACCAAGAGCATCTGGTCGCCGAAGCAGCCCGGCGGTGCCGCATGATCACACGAGAGGTGACGGTGTGGTGCGACCGAATCAACTGCGGGGAGTGGGTGCAAGGGGTGGACGGGCTGACCGCCCTGCGCACGCAGCTTCGCAGCGCCGGGTGGAAGTCGGATGCGCAAGGTGATCTGTGCCCGCACCACCGCAGGCTCGAAGCGGCGGAGGGTGACCGATGAGAGGGTGCACGGCGCGCGACGACACCATGGAGGTGACGTGCTTCGGCCTCGCCGGCCACGCTGGCCCGCACTGGTGCCTCATGGGTGCCGGCGAGGATGCCGACCAGCACCGGTGGTACTCGTGATCGGGCACCGCGCCCGCGTCTACAAGGGCACGTTCCCTCGCGTCATGTGGTGGTGGCGTTGCGACTGCGGCGACCGCGACGTGTGCTTCCTGTGGGTCAACGCCATCCGCGGCGCGACCCACCACGTGGCGAAGGACCACCGGCTGTGAGCGCGCACCACCGCACGAAAGCATGGGCCCGCGTCGTGCGCATCGTGCGGCCGGCCATCAAGGCCCGCCTGCCCCAACCGTGCGTGGACTGCGGCAAGCCGGTCTACCCCGACCAGCGATGGCAGGTCGGCCACATCGTGAGCGCGATGGCCGGCAAGGCCATGGGGTGGACGACTGACCAGATCAACGACCCGACCAACCTCGGGCCTACCCACGCGAAGATGCCGGGGCAGCGGGCATGCAATCAGATCGAGGGCGGCAAGCTCGGCGCCGCGAAGACCCACGCCAAGCGCAAGAAAGACCGGAGGCTACCCACGTGGTGAGCGCAACGGCGGCTTCTTTGACAGAGGCCGCGCAACCCCCCGCCTATGGCAGCGAGGATTCTCTCCCCGATGGGTGGGACCTCGTTCGGGACTCGGGTATCCCCCCGCTCCATCAGTCGAAACTCAGTGACGATCCGTCGCTTCGCGCCGAGTTCATCGCCGGCGCGCAGGTCATGGGGGTGCATGGGCGGGGGAAGTCCCTGAAGCCGCAACAGCTTCGCCTCGCCGACGTGCTCAACGCCGGCGAGACCGAGACCGGCGTCCTGATGTCCCGCCGAACCGCGAAGACCACCAGCCTGTTCGCGTGGCTCATCGGCCGGTGCGTGTCCCGCGACGGCTACCGCGCGGCGTACACGCAGTGCACCACGGGCGCAAAGGCACGGGAGCGCTTCCGCAAGGACGTGATCCAGGTGCTCGAACGGATGTGGCCGGACGCGCAGGGCGGCAAGTGGCGCATCTTCAAAACCAACGGCGCCGAGCGCATCGAGTTCGCCAACGGCTCACTGCTCCAGGTGATGGGTCCCGAGTCGGAGGCGTTCCGCGGTGACACGTGGGACGTGGTGGTCCTGGACGAGTCGGGAGAAGCCGGCGCCGACATGTCCGACGACCTCATGCAGGGCATCCTCCCGACCTTCGACACGCAGCCCGACGCGCAACTCGTCATCGCCGGCACCGCCGCGAAGTTCCGCGACGGCAACCTCCTGTGGATGGCGCTTGCCGAAGGCCGACGCGGCGAGGCCGGCATCCTGGAGTACGCGGCGCCGGACTCCACCGACGAGACCCGCATGGGCGAGTGGGACTACGTGGCCGCGCTCGTCCGCTCCGCGCACCCCGGCATCGACACGCTGACCACCATTGAGGTGGCGCACCGGCGCTGGCAGAAGCTCTCCCCGCGACAGTTCGCGGAAGAGTACCTGTCCATCTTCGGCACGGTCGGCGCCGCCGAGGCGTTCGTGGACCTCGAAGCGTGGCAGGACGAAGCGCGCAAGGGTGACCTGCCCGACCCGCCGACTGACCGCGCCGTGGGCCTCGCCGCGGCCGTGCACCCCGACCAGTCGTGTGCGGTCATCATGGCGGCGTGGCGCGACGACGCCGGGCGGGCGTGCATCCTCGTCGTGGACTACCGGGCCAGCACGAAGTGGATCGCCAAGCGCGCCAAGGAGCTCGCCGCGAAGCTGCGGACGCCAGTCGTCTACGACAACGCCGGCACCGTCCTGGTCGAGGTGGAGGTGATGCAACGGATGCGCCCGCGGCCGCGCCTCGACCCGCAGACCTGGGGCAACGTGTCCACGGCCGCCGGCCTGTTCATGAAGGAGAACGCCGAGCGGAACATCGTGCACTGGGACCAAGACGAGCTCAACACCGCAGTCCGGCTCGCCACGAAGCGCGGCACCGCCACCTCCAGCCGGTGGGCGTTCGGCCGCCGCGACGCCGGCGATTCCATCATCGCGCTGGAAGCCGGCTCCCTCGCGCTGCGATGGGTGGACGAGCACCCGAAGCGAACCAACCTCCGCCCATCGACCCGACTGTAGGAAGGTCACAACGGAACGCGCGTTCTCAATGTAGGAATCCCACAAGCTGTGTTAACCTCCGCTTGTGGGATTCCTCGACCGTCTGGGCCTCGGGCGCAAGCGCAGCAGCGCACTGCTCGACATGGCGCCGACCGGCATCCTGTCCCAGTGGGCTGGCCCCTCAGACCTCGGCTCCATCGTCATCTCCGACGCGCTCGGCGTAGAGCTCGCAAACCTGCCGCTCGACCGCGGCACGGCCATGACCGTGCCGGCAGTGGCCAAGGGCATGCACCTGCTCATGTCCTCCATCGCCCGCTACCCGCTGCGCGCCCTGACCGACCAGACCGAGATGGTGCCAGTCCAACGCGACGGCCAGCAGGTGTTGGTGGAGCGGGCCGTACCGGTCGCCGATCAGCCGTCGTGGCTGTACCGCACCAACGGTCAGGTGTCGCCCTACGCGCGCATGGTCGCGACCGTCGCTGACTGCGTGTTCGATGGCGTGTCGCTGTGGCTCACCACACGAGGCGCCGCCGACCAAATCCTCGAAGCCGAGTGGTGCCCGCCAAACCTCTGGAGCCTCGGCCAGGACGGCAAGTTCTACATCGAGGGCCGCAAGGAGCCGTTGCAGGACTCCGAAATGATCCTCTTCGACGTGCCGATGTGGGATGGGCTGCTCTCGGTCGGTGCCGGCAACCTCCGCGGCGCGAAGGACGTGGAGAAGTCCTGGCAGGGCCGCGCCCGCAACCCCATCCCCGTCATCGTGCTGAAGGTCGATGACGGCACCGACTACACCCAGGAAGAAATCGATGAGTACGTGGAGGCGTGGGCGACGGCCCGCAACTCCGAGAACGGCGCGGTTGGCTTCCTCCCGCCCGGCATCTCCATGGAGGTGCACGGCGAGGTGAGCCCGGACCTGATGTTGCAGGGACGCAACGCAGTGAAGACCGACGTGGCCAACTACCTCAACGTGCCGACGACGCTGCTCGACGGCTCCCTCGCGGAAGCGGCCCTGACGTACACGACGCAGGACGGCAACCGGAACACGTTCTACGACCTCTCGCTCCCGCGCTGGACCGACGCCATCGCCCACCGCCTCTCGCAGGACGACTGCGTTCCCCGCGGCCAGCGCGTCCGCTTTGACTTCTACGAGCAGTACGCCACCACGCCCTCACCCACCGGACCCACGGAGTTGGACTGACCATGACCGTTGCACAGATCGAGGCGGGCACGCTCACCGCCAACCGCCAGGACCGCACCGTGAGCGGCCTGCTCCTGAAGTTCGGGGAGGTGGGCCGGACGAACCTCGGCCGCTTCAAGGTCGGCAAGGGCGTGTTCCGTCTGCCGGCCGACGTGCCGAGCTTCCTCCACCTCGTGGACACCCATGCCCGCCCGGTGAAGCCGGTCGGCACGGCCCTGTTCGCGCAGGAGACCGAGGAAGGCATCATCGCTGGCTGGCGCATCAACGACGGCCCCGAGGGCGACGCGCTGCTCGCAGCGTGGGACAGCGGCGACCAGAACGTCCCGCGGAAGCTCTCCATCGAGGTGGACGACGTGAAGCTCCGCGGCGGCCAGGCTGTCCAGGGCGTCGTGCACGGCGCCGCGCTCGTCAAGGCCGGCGCGTTCCCGTCGTCGTCCCTCATGGCCGAGGACACGCCCGACGTGGAGCCCGTCCAGCCCGACGACGGCGACGCCGAGACCGCCGTCGAGACGAAGACCAACCCGGACGGTTCCCAGACCGTCACCATCACGTCCACGAAGAACGAGACCGCCGCCGATGGCACGGTCACCGTCCTGAAGACCGTCACCACCCAGACCATCGAGAAGCCGGCCGAAGAGCCGGACCCCAACGAACAGGAGCCCAACGTGCCCGCTGCCACCCCTCCGAGCACGCTCAACGCGGCTCGCAAGCCGAAGGAAGCCTCGGCGCAGACCGTCTTCGCCGCCATCCAGGCCGCCTTCGACGGCCGCGCGTCCGGCGACCAGAACACGCTGCTCGCCGCGCTGTCCGACATCAAGACCGCCGGCACCGGCGCCCTGCCCGCCGAGGGCGTCGTCCAGCCGGCATGGCTCGGCGAGGTGTGGGAGAACCGCGCCTACGAGCGCAAGTTCTGGTCGATGGTGAAGAACGGCACCCTCACCAACCAGGACGAGAAGGGCTGGAAGCTCGACCAGGGCACCGCGCTGGTGCAGCCCTACGCCGGCAACAAGGCCAACGTGCCGACCGGCACCGGCTCCACCTCGCTCGTCGGTTCCGTGTTCCAGCGCTGGGCCGTCGCGGTGGACATCGCCCGCGAGTTCTACGACATCCCCGGCAACCGGGAGGTGATCGAGGCGTTCGTGAAGGGCATCTTCAACAGCTACGCCAAGGTCACCGACGAGTGGGCGCTGGGCCAGTTCATCGCCGCCGCCGGCGCTCAGATCGACGCCGACACCTACCCGACGCAGTACAACCGCTCCATCGGCAAGGTCCTCCAGGTCCTCGACATCATCAACGACTCCGACGTGGACGCCACGAGCATCGTCGTGGCGCAGGACGTGTTCAAGGAGCTGATGTACACGCCGAAGGACCTGATCCCGGAGTACATCTCCCTGTCGTTCGGCACGAAGGGTGAGGGCACCGGGGACGGCGTGTTCATCGTCCGCGACAAGTTCAAGAAGCTCGGCACCGGCCAGGTCCTCGGCGTCGCCAAAGAGGCCGCGCACCTCAACGAGCTCGGCGGGTCGCCGCTGACCGTGGACGCGCTCGACATCGCCCGCGGCGGCATGGACAAGGGCACCCACGGCTACACCCAGTACATGACCGAGTACGACGACGGTCTCGTGCTCCTGGGCGACAAGGCCGCGTAAGACCCGCGCGGCGGTCCGTGCCCCCACCCGGGCCGCCGCGCGGCACCACCACCCGCACACCAGGAAGGAGGCGACCGTGCCCGCATTCATCGCCGGCGACACACCGGTCGCTGACTTCGACTACGACATCCCCGCCGCGGCCGACGTGGATGGCGCCACCGTCACCATCTCCGTCGCCGACCAGACGCTCCCCGCTTCGATCACGAACGCCGTCGAGGGGACGTGGTTCTCGCTCGCGCTGCCGGCGCCGGGCAGCTACCCGGTCTACATCGTCGCGAAGCTCGGCGGCCGCACGCAGCGCACCCTCGTGGACTACCTCGTCGTCGTGGCGCCGGACGACCCCTGGTACAACGTCATCACCGCCCGGCTCGACTGGGACGGCGCCCCGGAATCGGACGGCACCCTCGCGGACCTGCTCGACAGCGCCCGTGACCAGGTGCTCGCCTATGCGCCCAACCTGCCCGCCGGCTCCGCTGTCCCGACCCGGTACAAGCGCGGCCAGCTCATGCAGGCCCGCAACACCTACAACGCCGCACTGAGCGCCGGCGAGCAGCAGGTGGACACCGGCGGCGGCGTGTTCGTCACCATCCGCCCGCTCGACTGGGGCGTCAAGCAAGTCCTGCGGCCGAAGCGCGGCGTCAAGGGCCTCGGCTGATGGCCCGCAAAAAGCCCGACGCGGGTATCCGATCCACCCTCGTGAACGGCCTGCGGCCGCTCCTGCCCCGCGGGTGGAAGCTGCACCCGTACCGGACCGTGCCCGACGACATCAACCAGACCACGGTGTGGGTGAAGCTCGACACCATCGACAAGCTGCCCGAAGCGCCACAGTCCGGCGCCAACCTCGTCACGTTCGTGGTCACCGTCGCCAGCACGAAGGTCCTGTTGCAGGAGGCCGACGCGGACCTCGATGACCGGGTGATCGAGCTCATGCACGCACTCGACGCGCTGCCGCTCGTGCGCCGCGCGTCCGCCCGGCAGGTCGCCGCCACCGACGTGCACCTCGGCTTCGACATCTCCGTCGAAGTGCTCACCTACCCCATCCCCGACAAGGAGTGACCATGACCCAGATCGGTGCACAGCCGTTCACCATGACGGACGTGAAGCTGAAGATCGACCAGGACAACTACGAGAAGCACGTCTCGCAGTGCGAGTTCCAGCCCCAGGGCGGACTCGTGTCCTGGAAGGGCCTGACGCCCGACTCGACCTTCACCGCCGCGCAGACGCCCACGTGGCAGCTCGTCCTCGCCCTCGCGCAGGACTGGAAGACGCCCAACAGCCTCTCCCGGTACCTCTTCGACCACCAGGGCGAGCAGGTGGACGCATCGTTCACCCCGCTGGACGGCGGCCCCGCCATCGAGGCCACCATCATCATCACCGCCGGCAACATCGGCGGATCGGTCGATGCCGTCGCCTCGTCCAGCGTCACCCTCGGCGTCGTCGGCAAGCCGGTCATCGCCGCGGTGGGCTGATCGGTGGCGGGCAGCGGCCGGATTTCGGTGTTCGCATCGGAAGATCTTCGGACGCTGCTCGCCGCCGTCAAGGCCGTCCCGCGGGAAATGCGGAAGAACATTCGCACCTACACCAAGCGCGACGCCCAACCCATCTGGCAGCAGGAAGTCCAGGGCCGGGTGATGTCCCGCCTTGATGACCGGGTGCTCGGGAAGACATCCCGGGTGGCCGTGTCGGACCAGAACGTGATGTTGCAGTCCGCCCGCATCGGCAAGGCCCTGTCTGGCGGCGCGAAGCCCGCCATGCTCGCCGGCGGCGTCGAGTTCGGAGCCGACCGCAACGCCGAGACCACCTACGACACCACCAGCCGGAAGGGCCGCCGGTACCGGGTCACGCGGCACACGAAACGCCAGCTCCCGTCCCGCAACACCAACGGCCGCATCGTCTACGCCTCGTCGCGTGACAGCATCCCGCGGCTTGCGAGCCTCTGGGTCCAGACCGCGGCCCGCACCCTGTACGACGCCCTCGAAGGAAGGAAGTAGCCATGGCAGGTGGATTCTCCATCGGCGTCGCCATGGATGCCCGCGCCTACGAGAAGGGCATCCGGTCCGGCATCATCGAGCCGACCGAGGACGCGCAGGACAAGCTCGAAGAGCTCGGCAAGGCAGGGGAGCGCGCCGGCGACGGCCTCGACCGCGGGCTCCGCGACGGCGGCGACCAGCTCGACAAGCTCGGGAAGGCCGGCAAGGACGCTGGCGACGACATCGAGGACGGCGCCAAGCACGGCGGCCGCGAGCTCGACAAGCTCGGCCGCGCCGGCAAGGAAGCCGGCGACGACCTCGAAGCGGGCCTGCGCGGCGCCCAGAAGCAGACCGGCAAGACCGCCGACGAGTACAAGGCCATGACGGCCAAGATCGAGGCCGACATGGCCCGGATCAAGGCCGAAGGCAAGGGCACCTTCCAGGAGGCCGGCGGCGCCACGGGCGAGTTCAAGGAAGAGGCCTTGGCCAACTTCTCCGAAGTCACCTCGTCCTTCACTGGCGACATGCAGTCCGTGACCGACCTGGCGCAGGGCACCTTCGGTGGGCTCGCGTCCCTCGGTGGCCCCGCGTCACTCGTCTTCGGTGGCATCGCGGTCGCGGTCGGTCTCGTCGGGTCCGCACTCGCGTCGTCCGGGGAAGAGTCCGACGAGTTCAAGGAGAAGATCGCAGACCTCGCGCAGACGCGGCTCGGCGACCTCTTCGGCCAGTACGAGGACAGCGGGGATGCGCTCGCGCGGGGGCTGCGGAAGTGGGCCACCGACTCGGAGTCCTTCGGTGGGTCGCTGCTCGACCTCCAGAAGAACGCCACGAAGGCCGGCCTGGGTGTCGGTGACCTCACGGAGGCCATCGGGTCACAGTCGGTGTCGAAGATGCGGCGCCTTCGGACCGAGGTTGAGGACCAGATCGAGACCCTGAACCGGCAGGCGGCCGCCTTGTCGGACGGCACGGCCAAGGGGCGTATCGCCGCGAAGGGGGCGCAGGAGCAGGCGGAGGCGGCTCGCGCGGTCAAGAAGCAACTGGACCAGAATCTCGAAGTCAACGACACGTACGAGAAGAGCCTGCGCGCGGTCGCCAAGGCGCAGGGTCAGACGGTCGAGCAGTATCAGGCGCAGCTCGAAGCGACGAAGGAGTACGACGAGGCCACGCAGGCCCTTGCCGACACCATGACCTCCACCCTTGCGGAGGCCGCCGAGTCCACCTCGGAAGCGCTCGACAACAGCGCACTGAACGCGGACAAGTACATCTCCGGGCTCCAGCAGCGAACCGAGGCGGCGCAGCAGTACGAGGCCAACGTGCAGGCCATCGGCGAGCGCCTGCCGGCCGACCTCTTCAATTTCGTCCGCGAGCAGGGTCCGGATTTCTCCGAGGAAATCGCGACGTACCTGTCCGCGAACGACGCGCAGCGTGCCCGCATTCAGGCCGGGTGGAAGATCGCCGCGCAGGTCGAGGGCGACACGTCCGACCTCGACGCGAAGACCACCGCAAAGGGCAAGGAGCGGACGAAGGGGCCGACCTCCGAGGTGCAGGGCGACACGTCCGACGTGGACAAGAAGGTCGCGCAGAAGGGCAAGGAGAAGGCGGACGGGCCGACCTCCAAGCTCCAGGCGGACACGTCCGACGTAGACGACGCCATTCGCAAGCTGAAGGGCAAGCGGGTGGACGGCCCGACCATCGTCTACCAGGTGGACACGTCCGCCATCGATGACGCAAACCGCCGCATCGCCACCACGCCCGTCACTCAGACCGTCAACCAGCGCATCGGAAAGGCGGTCGCCTGATGCCCTCCACGATCAGCTCCGACACCATCAGCCACGAGTACACCTACGCCTGGCTCGGCACCGCTGGCAAGTCCGCCTCGACCCTCACCCGCGACAGCATCGAGGTGCGCCGCAACTGTGACACCAACCCCGGCTTCGAGGTAGACGCCTCCGGCTGGTCCGCGTCCGGTGCCACCACGACCACCTATGCGTGGACGGGCACGGCGAACCAGTCGCCGTCAACCGCGTCGGTCAACGGGGCTGTCAAGCGCACGAACTACGCGCACATGGGGAACCTCCGCGCCTACAACAACACGAAGATCAACGCCGACACCGGAGGCTGGCACTCCGCAACGTTTGTCAACGGCACAATCAGCGACCCGATCCGCTGGGACCTCAACACCTACGCGATTGCGACTAACTCGGCCATTGCGGCATCGGTTGTGGTCTTCAACCCGAACGCCTTCCCGGTGACGGTCGTTCTTGACGTTGGCGACGGCTCTCCCGTGACGACCGTGGTCCAGTCGGGCAGCAGCGCAACGGTCAAGACCTGGTATAACCCGAACGCTGACGGTACCTTCCAGTTCGTTGATCTTGCTTCGACCACCGGCAACGCAACGGTGTACTTCAACCAGGCCATCATCGAGGCAAATGTCCAGGCCACCGGCGCATTTTTCGATGGCAGCACGCAATCCACCTCGCAGGGAATGGACGTGGTTCGCTCCGTCGCGGTGTCGCACTCCGGTCTCGCGTCGCTCCAGGTCCGGTGGCAGTCGCCGAGCCGGCAGGGCGGTTTCGCGGCGCACACGGTGCTCGGCCTGGTGGACGACACGGATTACATGGTGTCGATGTGGGTGTCGATTCCGAAGCGGCTGTCTAAGGCGGTCCTGTTGTCCGTGACCGACTCCGCCACTCAGGGGCCGAACGCGGTCACGTTGCAGGAGGCCACGGTCGGGTGGCAGCGCATCGTGTTCCCCTACCGGACGCCGGTCGGCTCGACCGGCCTGTCGATCTGGCTGTACGATCCCAACTCGTACACCGGCAGCTACCTCGCGCAGAGCGTCTACATCGATGACGTGCTCGTGGAGACTGGCAGTGCCGAGTTGCCCTACTTCGACGGCTCCACGCCCAGCTATGTCGAGTTCGAGAGCACGCTGCCGCTCGTGGTCAACGGGTGGGAAGAGGCCGCGACCGGCGGCAACCTCGTCAACCCGGTAGTCGGCGGCGGCTTCGATGTCACCTTGCAGGCGGCGTCGCTGCGCCAGGGGGCATTCGAGCTCGTCTACGAAGACGAGACCGACGCCGCCGAGGCGTTCGCGATGCACTGCCGGCCGTCCACGTTCACCATCAGCGACACCGACCGCGCATCCGCCGCGATGACCTACGTCATCCCGCAGGGCGGCCGCATCAGCCGCGCCCTGGACGACCAGACCCGCGAGTACTGGATCGTGCGCGTCGAGTACCAGGAGGTGTGACGTGGCAATCCTTGCCGCGCAGACCTTCACCCTCACCGCTGGCGGCACCCGCCTGTCGGTGCTGGACGACCGCATGACGGTGCGCATGGACGAAGGCAACAGCCCGTGGCTGACCGCCGAGGCAACCATCCGCCGTCCCGCCGATGCGGTCATGGCGCTGCTCGAACCGGACCGCCGAACCGCCATCACCCTCACCCTCGCCGCGCCGGCGTCGCTGGCCATGACCTTCACCGTGCAGGGCCGCGAGTTCACGCCCGACTCGGACACCGTGGCGCTGACGCTCGTGTCCGACGAGTACCCGCTGCTCACCTACGCGCCCTCCACGGTCGTGGACCTGCGCGCCAAGACCTACCAGGCGTCCGCCCGTGCCATCGCCGCGCGGGTTGTCACCCTCGCGTTGGGGAAGGCCACCGCCGTGGCGCTGGCTGCCGGCACTGCGGACAAGAGCTTCACCACGTACTCCGCGGTCGAGGACCTGTTCCCGGACCCGAACGTGACCACCATCGCCAACTGGGCGGCCGCGTCCCTCCCGACCGGCCGCGCAGCACTGAGCCAGGACACGTCCCTCGGCAAGAACGCCGCCCGGGCGCAGTCCACCGGCGGGTCCGGCGTCTCGTACGTGCAGGTCGTCAACTCCGTGGTCGTGCCCGCAACGGCCGGGCAGCAGTACACCGGCAGCGTGCTGCCGCAGTCCACCAGCACCGGCAACGACGCCACTGGTTCGCTCATCATCGCTTTCCGCAACGCTGCCGGCTCGAACATTCAGACCTACTCCAAGTCGCTCGGCGTGCTCCCCACCCTGTTCACCAACTCGGCCCGCGTCGGCATCACCGCGGTGGCGCCCGCCGGCACCGCCAGCGTGCACCTGTACCTCCGCGCCGCTTCGACCGCGAACCTCTACACCGTCTCCGGCGCCGAGTGGATGATCGTGGAAGGCGACGGTCTCGACACGGACGGCACGTCATGGATCACCTGGTTTCAGGGTGACACCGTGCCCGGCTCCACCGGCTACACCTACGGGTGGACGGGCGCCGCGAACGCCTCGACCTCGACCCGCACGCCCGTCACCGACCGCGACCCGGAGTCGCTGCGCTGGCTCCAGACAGACCGCGCCGATGACTTCCTTCGGCCCATCCTCGAAGCGGTCGGGCTGCGCCTGTTCCAGAACGAACGCGGCGCGTTCATCCTCGCCGACAACGGCTACAAGCTCGCCGGCCAGGTCGTCATGCAGCAGGGCTCCACCCTGTACGGCGCCGTCGAATCGTCCTCGGTCCTCGATGACGGCGACGACGGCTTCCCGCTCAACGCGGACGCCGTGATCGTCACCTACGCCTGGACCGATGCCTTCGGGGTGGCCAGGACCGCCACTGACTTCGCGAAGGCCGCCACCACCTACAGCCGCCCCTACCTGCTCGAAAAGCGCGACACGCCTTACCCAGGCCCCGGGCAGGCCAAGTTCCTCCTTGCCCGGCTCTTGGCGCGGAAGCGACAGATCGACACCACCGGCCGGCCCGACTGGACCGCCCGACCCGGCATGTCCGCGGTCGTGTCGCTCCCGCACCGGCCCACCGCGACCGGCTACGTGCAGGCCCTCGTCTTCGACCTCGCCGCGGCGACCATGACCGTCACCACGAAGGGCCTCGTCACCACCCCGCCCGGCTCCATCGGGAACGCACCCATCACCCAGACCATCGGCAGCGTGTCCGGAAACATCGCTGCCTACACCAACTAGGAGGCCCACGTGGCTGTAGGAGACGCCGCCGGCGCGGCCGGCCTGAAGGTCTACGACGACTCGCTACTCGTCGCCGACATCGACACCATGGCCAACCAGCGCGGCGACGACATCGCCAAGGTGATGACCCGCACCGGCGTGGTCGAGAAGGCCATCCTTCAGACGCCCAAGTTCAGCGTGTCCCGCTCGTCCGCCGGCTTCACCCTGAACCACACCGAGGCCCGCATCTTCACCGGCACCGCGTGGGCCACGCCCTCGAAGCGTGTCGGCGGATTCGCGTGGGCCGGCGGCGTCCTCACCGTGCCGCGCGCCGGCATGTACATGGTCCAGGCCACCATGAAGCTCAACGCCGAGGACTACTACGCGCAGTACGTCATGGTCACCCGCAACAGCGAGGACCCGGAGAACGCCAACGCGGCCATCTGCCGCGGCGTCGTCTACCCCGGCGCGCGCGGCTTCAACAACGACGCCAACGTGGCCCCATCCGTCACCGCGTCCCGCCTCTGCGTGTCCCTGAACGCGAACGACAAACTGCGCGTGGTCGGCTACCAGCGCAACTACGGCGGCGACTCGCAGACGCTCGACACCGGCGCCACCGCCCTGACGTTCGAAGTCCTGTGGGTGGACGAGCAGTGATCCTCGCCGGCGCGCCCAACCCCGCCGAAGTGTCCAACGACCACTTCGCGGTCATCGTCGGCGGCATCGTCGCCGTGCTCGTCGCGCTCTGCACCTTGGCCGGCATCGTCATCCCGCTGCTCATCCGGGCGCGCAACGAGGCGGCCGCCGCCAACGAGCAGGTTTCGAACAACCACGTCAAGCCGGACGGCACTCCGATCAACCTCCGCGAAGAGCAGGACGAGCGCCACGGCGAGAACGCCTCGGTGCTCGGCGAGATTCGCACCGACGTGAAGTCGATCATTCAGACCCTCGCCGTGCACGGCTTCCGCCTCGACCGCCACCACGACCAAATCGAAGACATCGAACGCACCCTGGACCGGAGGCCCGAATGACCCTCACTCGCACCACGCCCGCCCTCGCCGGCGCCTACGCCACCAGCCTCGCAGGTCGCTCCCGCGACGAGCTCCCCGTTCCGTGGACCGCGGACCCGGGTATCGATGACTGCGCCCGGTTCTGCTCCCACGTCATCTGGGGCGGCAAGCCCGGACCCATCTCGTGGGTGGACAACTTCAAGTCCGCCGGCGACGGCAGCTACGCCGCCGGCGCCGGCGACCTCCAGCCGTGGGACGTGATCCTCTTCGACTGGGAGGGCAACGGCGTCGGCAACCACGTCGAGTTCATGGTCGCCGACCTCGGCAACGGCTACGTCCGCACCTTCGGCGCCAACGGCTCCGACACCCGCGCGGCCGCGTACCGGCTGCGCCCCAAGTCCTACATCCTCGGCCGCTTCCGACCCGCCTGGGTCACCGCGGCCACGCCCCTCAACCACGTCACCCCAACCGCACCCAGGAGGTTCCGCATGTTCACCATCGTTCCCGTCACCAGCAACCCGAAGGAACCCGCGAAGGCGGCGTACGTCTGCGGGATGCGCGGCAAGCGCGCGCCGATCAAGAGCCCGTACCACCGCGAACTGCTCACCCGGTATCGCGACAACGGCGGCGCGGACACCATGCTGACCGCCGAGATGGACATCGTGGCCGGCTACCTGAAGCGGGTCAACTGATGGGCGCGCACGAGAAGATCACGGATCCCATCTGGTTCCCGTGGCAGCGTGTCATCCGCACCGCGCTCCAGGTCATCGCGGCCGCCGGGGTGTTCCTCGGCGCCGTCGCGGCCGTAGCTCCGCAGATCATCCGCGAGCTCGTGGACGTGCTGCCCGGCCCGTTCGTCGTCTGGGCCACCGGTGCCATCGCGTTCCTGGCGGCCGTTGCCGCCGGCATCGCGCGCGTCATGGCGCTTCCCATCGTCAACGCGTGGATGACGGCCCTGGGGGCCGGCAGTGTCCCGGCCAGCGGCTATGCCTCCGGTACCGAGCCGGACGACGAGCGGACCACCGCCGGCTACCCCGACGAGCTGAAGACCGAACCGGAAGACGCGCTGGGCTAGCGCCCGCTCGGCCGGATGCCGTAGACGCTGCGCAGGTCGCGTTCCTCTTGGAGCTCCTGCGCCGTCCGCGGCGTCCGGCCTTCGGCGTCCGCTGCGTCCTGCTCGTCCAACCAGTCCTTCAGCACGCCGGCGTTCTCCGTGATCCGGTTCACGTGCTGATTCCACGTGATCGCCAACCCGCCCTTCGGGGTGTGGCTGACGGCGGACGCGGCGGCAATCAGGGCGGCCTGACGGTTGTTCATGTCGCGCAGCGTAGCGCCCCTATGCCGCCATCCGCGAGGCTTCCGACGCACGCCGCATGTCGTCACGCTCGATGTGCACGTAGATGGCCGTGGTGGTGGGGGAGGCGTGGCCAAGGAATTCCTGGGTGAGGCGCAGGTCATGGCCGCTGTTCCGGTACACGGTCGTCCCGGCGCGGTGGCGCAGGGCGTGGGTGTTGTAGCCGGTCAGGCGGTTGACGCGGCGCCAGACAGTGTTGGCTGTCAGGGGCCGGCCGGCGTGGACGGTGCTCGGGAAGTAGAAGCCGTGGCGCATCGTCGTCGCCTCAATGTTGTCCAGGAGCTCGCGGCACTCGGGGCTGAGGTGGATCGGTCGAAGCTTCCGCCCCTTGCCGAGCACGTCGAGCCATTCGCCGTCCCGGTCGGTCCGGCGCAGGCCGGCAATCTCCGAGCAGCGCAGGCCGCCCTCGGCGCCCAGGAGCAGGATGGCCCGGTCTTCGACGGTGGCCTCGGCGAGCGCGGACGCAATGGTGCTGTCGTCTGCGATGCGCGCGCGGGTGCGTTCCTCGCGAGGTGGGTAGATCGGCGCGGACGGGTCGTCGGCGCGGTGGCCGGCGCGCACGAGCCACCGGAAGAGCGAGTGCAGCGATGCGACGACCACGTGCAGTGTCCCGGTGGACCAGTCGGTGTGCGCTTCGAGGTAACCGTGCAGGTCGTCGGTGGTGGCGGTCAGCGGGTCGGTGCCGAAGTCCAGCAGTCGGCGCGCCCAATACAGGCGCATCTCGATGGTCCGCTCGCCGAGGCGCTGGCGGGTCATGTCGAGTTCGTAGGCGTTCAT